GGGGCCGGGTGGGGCAAAAACCGGGGTGGAATGTGGCGGGGGGTGGTGGGGGGGGGGGGGGGGGCAACACTGGCCGCGTTAGGCGTCAATGACTTTGGAGGCATCACAACACAAATCCCTTGTTTTTTTTCAATGCTCTCCGCGAGCGCGCCGCAAAAACAAGTCGGATAGAGACGAAATGTGTGTAGGAATTGGCCTACAAAGGCTTGGCCTTTTCGGCGTTTTCTAAGAAAGCCTCATAGTTCGAGGCCTGCAGCAAAAGGTCGACGGTTCTTGCAAGGTCTTTCCTAACGCGCTCTGGCAAGCTGGCTATCTTCCATGCGATCTCAATAACGTCTTGCGGCACGTCCTCGTGCAGCTGCCGGCCGAACGAAACGTCGGAACGAATATCCTCAGGCGGCACCTTCAGGATCCGGGCGAACTTGATGACCGCCATCTTGCCGAGTGCGGCCCGCCCGTTGAGGTAGTTTGAAATCAAGCCTGGCGTGACGCCGCCGAATTCTTCGGCCGCTCGTTCATGCGTTAGCTTCAAGGCTTTCTTTTTTGCATTCCATAGCGCCCGCAGTCGCAGCTGCGCGGCACGGTCTGCGTCGGTAAAAGTTCTTCGTGCGTCGGCCATTCCACAAGAATAGCAACGGAACAGGCCCAAACCAGACCGCCGGCGTGCAAAAAACATAACGGGTTATTGATCTGGAACAATAACTAGGTATCATTCTCGGCATGGAACTAGCCGAATACCTGAAAGCTCATGGCCTGACGCAGGCCGAATTCGCCGAACTCGTCGGGCGCACGCCGGGCGCTGTTTCGCATTGGATAACCAAACGACAGACGGTCAGCGCTCACTCGGCATGGCTTATCGAGCGCGCCACCGACGGCGCCGTGAAGGCCGCCGACCTGCGGCCAGACGTTTTTGCATGACCGGCGCACATACCTCCCTCTGTTCGCCGCTTTTGGCCCTCGGGCACCCCGCGCGGGTTTTCACTCCCGTTACCGCGCGGGGTTTTTTTTTGAATAAGTCGAGGGAATCGCAGTGACGCTACGATTTCACCCGCTCGCCAATCTTTTTCCGCTGCTCGAAGGGTCGGAGTTTGAGGCGCTGGCCGAAGACATTCGCCAGAACGGCGTTCGCGAGCCGATCGTGATGCTGGACGGTCAGATCTTGGACGGGCGCAACCGCTGGCGCGCTTCGCAGCGCGTTGGCGTTCAAGCGCCGACGGTGGAGTACGTCGGCGGCGACGCCATGGCGTTTGTCATTTCGCTGAACCTTCACCGCCGGCATTTGAATGAAAGCCAGCGGGGGATGGTGGCGTCCAAGATTGAAAATCTTGCTCACGGACAGAGAGCGGATAGAGATGCAAATTTGCATCTTTCGCCAGTCACTCGCATTCAGGCTGCGGACATGCTCAACGTCGGCACGCGCACAGTGGCTGCGGCATGCAAGGTTCACAACAAAGGCGCGCCCGAGCTTGTGCAGGCCGTCACCGCTGGTGTGGTGTCAGTCAGCGCCGCCGCTGACGTCGCAGAGTTGCCCAAGCCGCAGCAGGCGGAACTGGTGGCGCGTGGTGAGCGAGAGATTCTGCAGGCCGCGAAGGAAATTAGGGCAAGCAAGGCCGAAAAGCGGCGCGAGGAGCGCCTCGAGCAAATCATCACGCACGCTTCTGCGTTGCCTGACAAACGCTATCCCGTGATCTACGCCGATCCGCCCTGGCGCTATGAACACGCGCCGTCTGAGTCCCGCGCCATTGAAAACCAATACCCGACCATGACGCACGAAGAGATCTGCAATCTTCCGATTGCCGACCTCGTTGCCGATGACGCGATCCTGTTTATGTGGGCCACGTCGCCAAAGCTAGCGGAGGCCATGGCCGTGCTGGCCGCGTGGGGATTTACGTACCGAACCTGCGCCATTTGGGACAAGGAAAAGATCGGCATGGGCTATTACTTCCGGCAGCAGCACGAGCTTTTGCTGCTGGCCACGCGCGGATCCATGCCGGCGCCCGCTGTTGAGGCCAGAGACTCCAGCGTCTATCGGGAGGTTCGCGGCCCGCATTCCGCAAAGCCCGAATATTTCTCCGACCTCATTTGCCGGATGTATCCGGGCGTTCCCCGCATTGAGCTTTTCAACCGTGGCGGCCGTGAAGGCTGGGACGTTTGGGGGAATCAAAGTGCAGCTGCATAGCTTTACCGAATCCCTGCAGAAGTCGCACGAGCAGGCGGATGCGCCGTGGTGGCTCGAGGTTTACCGAGAGGCGTTCCCGAGCCTTATGAGCTCGGTTTGTGTTCGAGACGACGGCTGGGCGCAGCGTGGCGGGATCGATCGCGTGTTAACGCTGAAGTGCGGTCGAACCGTGACCGTGGATGAAAAGGTTCGCTACACGGATTACCCGGACATTTTGCTTGAAGTCTGGAGCGACGAAGCGCGCAAGGTTCGTGGTTGGGTCGCCAAAGACTTGGCCTGCGACTTCATTGCCTACGCGTTCGTCCCATCGCAAACCTGCTACCTGATCCCTTTCCTGAATCTTCGCGCCGCATGGCGCAAGAACCGGCTGGCGTGGATGAAAGCGCACCGGCATGTCAGGGCGCAAAACGCCGGTTATGTGACGTTGTCGGTGGCGGTTCCCATTGACGAACTAATGACAGCTTTATCGGAAGCCATGCGTGTGTCGTGGGGCGATCCTGAACAGCGCAATGCGCACCGGGAGGTTGCATGAGCGTTTCCATTTCCTCTGCCTGCTGGTCCCTGCAGCTGCCGCCCGGCCCTAAGTTTGTGCTTATGGCCTTGGCCGATTTCGCGAACGAAGACGGCCTGTGCTGGCCGGCGGTGGCCACGTTGTGCGAGCGCACCGGGTTCAGCGAGCGCGCGGTTCAGGGCCACTTGAAAGCCTTGGAACAGGCCGGCGCGGTGACTCGCCAAGACGGTCGCGGGCGGTCGACGGTGTACCGAATTCAGGTCGAACAGGCCCCGGTTGAGGCGGCGGACACCCCCGCAGAATCTGCGCCCCAGCCCCGCAGAATCTGCACCCCACCCCCGCAGAATCTGCGGGGCAGCCCCGCAGAATCTGCACCCGATCCGTCATTGAACCATCAAGGATCCAAGAAAGAGGGAGAGGTGCGCGCTTCGCGCTTACCCGCCAACTGGGAACCGCCGGTCGACGACTGGGAATGGGCAGGGCAGGTGCTTGGCCCTCGAAGGGCACGCGAGTTTGAAAAGTTCCGGGACTACTGGCTGGCGGCCCCTGGGCAAAAGGGCCGCAAGGCCAGCTGGCCGGCCACATGGCGAAACTGGGTGAGGAGGGCGAGTGAAGACAGCAGCAGAAGCAGTGGCCGCCTATCGGCCGTCGACCGAGTCAAGGCCGCCTGCCGAGAGTGGGAGAACGGTATTGGCGTTCTGGACCCGGATGGCGGAGATGTATGGCCACAAGTGGACAAGCCAGCAGGGCGACAAGCCGACGGCGTTGTGGTCGAAGGCAATTTCCGGCTTGTCGGCTGACGAGCTGCGCGAAGGGATACGCGGATGCTTGGCGAACGGACACGCATGGCCCCCGAGCCTTCCCGAGTTCATGGCAATGGCCAAACCCCGCAAGCGCGAAAACGAGGGCATGTACCGCGCGCTGCCGCAGCTGCCGGCGCCGAAGAGCTCGCAGGAAACAGCGCGCCGCGAACTGCAGAAACTGTTTCTGATGGTTGGGAGAGGACAAAGCCATGGCTCATGACCGCTGGGCCGTGGGAAATCGAGAGGTTCGAGTATCAAGACGGCGAGCGTTGGACTGGCAGGTTTATTTACTTGCTTTGGCGAAAAACGAAACACGGCCGGTCGGCCCACGGTGGGTTCGCGAGCGCGGCGGCAGCCAAGGCGAAAAAACGGGAGCTGTGCGGTGAAGGTTGAATGCTGTCCCGACTGTGGTGCTGTCCTGGAGGCCCGCAACAACTCGCAAAACGCCAAGCTGCATGCGCTGTTGGCCGACATTGCCCGCCGCCATGTGTGGGCCGGCCAGCGGCTCGCCCTCGAGGACTGGAAGCGCCTGTTCATTGCGGCG